AGGGCTTGGACGATCCCGAATTTGCCGAAGGCGACGACGGCTGCGTGTGCTTTCAGGAAGGCATTGCATTCAGCGAATGGGATGCGATGACCTCTGCCAACCTGTGGCGCAACCTGCGCGAATGGTTTGTGGCCAAGTTCGGCTTGGAAGAGGCCGACAAGGTACTGCCCGGCTACGACGTGCGCGCCCTGGAGCTGGGCGCCCAGGAAGAGATCAATGCGCGGCGCGATGCCGCCGCCAGCCCTGCCCCCGCGTTCGCGGAGAGCGCAAATCCTTCCCCCAGCAACCCACCAAAGGAGTCCGCAGTGACAGACCAGGAAGCCGCGCAACTGCGCGAACAGAACGCCGCGCTGCAGCGGCAGAACGAGGAGCTGCGCCGCGCCGATCAGGAGCGCGCGGCCAAGCAGATCCGCGACGACAACATCGCCTTCGCCGAGGGCCTCGTGGAACAGGCTCGCATCCCGTCGGCCATGAAAGACCAGGTTGCCGCCATTGGCGCACAGCTGCAGACCACGCCCGACGTCGAGTTCGGCGAGGGCGATGCCAAGAAGCCCATGCACCAGGTGTTCCGCGAATTCCTCCAGGCGCTGCCCGCCCAGGTGGAGTTTGGCGAGACCGCATCGCGCGAGCGCGCGGCAGCGTCTGGCGCCGGCGGCGCCGACGAGTCGCCGGTGGAGTTCGCTGAAGGTGCCGACCCCGAGCGCGTGGCGCTGGACAAGCGCATCCGCGACCACGCCAGCAAGCACGGCATGAGCTACGCAGCCGCCGCCAACGCGGTCATGAAGTCCAAGTAACCCAACCCAAGGAGCAACAAATGGGACGTTTGAGCAAACTGCGCGTGGTGGACCCGGTCCTCAGCGCGCTGGCCATCGGCTACAGCAACGCCGAGTTCATCGGCCACCACCTGCTGCCGTTCGTGGAAGTGGAGAAGGAAGGCGGCAAGGTTCCGAAGTTCGGGAAAGACGCCTTCAAGGTCTACAACACCGAGCGCGCACTGCGTGCCGCCTCCAACCGGATCGTGCCGGAAGAGCCGGACGACATCGCGGTCATTCTGGACGAACACGATCTGGAATACCCGATCGACTACCGCGAGGATTCCGAGGCTGCGTTCCCCTTGCAGGCCCATGCGACCACCCGTGTGACCGAAGGCATCCGTATCCGCCATGAGAAAAAGGTGGCCGATCTGCTGCAGAACCCGGCCAACTACCCGGCGGGCAACAAGATCGCCCTGTCCGGCAGCGACGTGTTCACCCATGCCGACAGCGACCCGGAAGGCGTGGTGGACGATGCTCGCGCTGCCGTGCGCGCCAAGATCGCCAAGGAGCCGAACACCATGGCGATTGGCTATCTCACCTGGCGCGCCCTCAAGCGGCACCCCAAGCTGCGCGCCATCCTGGGCGACAACAAGCCGCGCCTGATGCAGCTGGCTGATCTGCGCGAGATCTTCGAGGTGGACAACATCGTGGTCGGCAAAGGCGTGTATGCGTCCGATGCCGGCGCGGTGAACGACCTGTGGGGCAACACCATGGTCCTGGCCTATGTGCCGCCTGGCACGCCCACCAAGGCAGGCGACGCGCCGGTACGCACGCCCTATGAGCCCAGCTTCGGCTACACGCTGCGCAAGAAGGGTAACCCGGTCGTGGACACGCGCCTGGACCCCGGCGGCAAGATTGAGCTGGTCCGCAATACCGACATCTACAGGCCCTATCTGCTGGGTGCGGATGCGGGCTACCTGGTCACTGGCGCGGCGTGAGGTGAATGCCATGGCCGCCAAGAAGACCGCCTCGACCAACGCCGCCTCGGCAGCGGCTGCACCCGCCCCTGTCCCCGCGCCTGCCCCGACCCCGGCTCCGGTCGAGAGCGCCGCGATGGCGGCCGAAGCGCCCCAAGCTGCGCCGGCCCCGGCGGCGGCCGAGGGCAGCACGGCCGGCGAGCTGACGGCAGTTGCTGCAGCAGCCCCGGCTGCGCCAGCACCGCCACCCGCCGCGCCCGCTGACCCGGCCGCCAAGCGCCCGTACCTGGTCGGCATGGTGCCCATCCGCCATGACCGCGAGGTCTACGGCGTGGGCTACGAAATCCACCTGACCGACCGCGAGGCCTTGCGCCTCTCCGGCCTGGTGACCCCCATCCCCCAGCAAGGCTGACCCCATCATGAAAACCGAACATATTGTTCTGACCATCTCCATCTTGGCCGCAGCCGCGCTGACCAAGAAGCGCTACGTCACTTCTGCGGGCGCAGTGCCCGCCGCAGGCGCCTGGTGCCCCGGCGTGACCAACGCCAGCTACGACGCGGGCGAGCAGGCCGGCGTGGACGTGCAGGGCGTGATCCTGGTCGAGTCCGGCGGCGCGATCGCGGCGGACGCCGAGGTGCAGACCGACGCGACGGGCTGCGCGATCACCAAGGCCGCCGGCGCCAGCCTGGGCCGCACGCTCGACGCCGCCGGCGGCGCGGGCGAGTACATCCGCGTGCTGCGCTGACCCCGGGCGGCTCCCATGGCGTCCATCACCTACGGCACCATCTTCGACCTGGTCGCCGCCGCCACGGGCGGCTGGCTGGAGCTGGCCCAGCGCGCCGCGCCCGAGGCCGTGCTCGACCCGCGCCTGCTGGAGGCGGTGGCCACAGCCGGCGACGTGAGCGACTGGACCGTCGATGAGATCGCCGTGGCCGCTGTCGCGCTGCAGCGCCTGCATGACGCCATGGAGCGCGCCAGCCGGCACGCCGACACCTACCTGTTCCCGCGCTACCGCGCCCGCATGCCCCTGCCGCTCGACCTGGTGCAGGGCAGCAGCCTGCCGGCGGCCGTGGCCGCGATCGCGCTCAAGCGCCTGTACGGCACCACGGTGCCGGAGGAGCTGCGGCGCGGCGCGGCCTGGGCCGACGACTACCTGCGCGACCTGTCCAAGGGCGCCGTGAGCCTGGGCGGCACCGACACCGAGGTGGCGCAGCCCGCCGGGCACATCGTGACCCGCGCGCCGCGCAGCGCCTTCGACTGGGGGGGCTATTGATGTCCACCACGCCGCAGGGCGAGCTGCATCCCAACGACTTCCTGGCGCCGGAGCCCTACATCGTGGACCGGCTCAAGGAAGCCCTGGCAGCGCTGCGCCCACAGGTGCACGTGCTGACGGCGGCGCAGCTCGCCACCGTGCGCGAAGAAGTCCAGCCGGTGCCTGCCGTCCACGTGGTGTGGAACGGGTTCCAGGTGCTGGAGTCGCGCGGGGACGGCGCGGCATCGCGGCTGGACCACACCTGGCTGATCGTTACCGCCGTGCGCAACGTGAGCCAGCTCAAGTCCAACGCCGCAGCGCGCCTGGATGCCGGCCCGCTCATGGCCCGCGCCGGCGCGGCGCTGATGGGCTTTAGGCCGCCCAACGTCAACGGCCCCATGCGGCTGGCGCCCGCGCCTGGCGCCGGCGGCGCCAACGGGTTTTTCTACATGCCGCTCGCCTTCAAGGTCGAGACGGTGTTTCAACGCTGACCACCTACCACTACAGGAGCTGCCACCATGGCCGTCGAAGTCCTCAAGAAGATCTACAAGCCCTCCATGACGGTGGGCCCCGTGTACGCGCGCCCGTATGGCGCCACCCTCGCACCCATGCCCGTGGGCAACGTGCTGGAGCTGGGCCTGGAGCACACGGAAGACGTGCAGCGCCAGGACGACATGACGGTGCTGGGCGGCGGCACCCACGCCGAGGTCCGCCGCGTCACCGAGGTGAAGGTGAAGATGAAGATCGCCGACCTGAACGTGGTCAACCTTGCGCGTGCATCCCTGGGCACCGTGGCCGGCATCGAGGCAGGCACGGCCAACGAACTGCACACCGCCGCCCTGGGCGGCCTGCTGCCCCTGGCGCACATCGACCCCTCGGCCGTGACGGTCACCAAGCCGGGCGGCACCGCCACCGTGCCCGATGAGCAGCACACCGCCGTGGACAAGGGCGACCTGGTGGGGCTGGCCCATGCTTCGCCGAGCGCCGTGTCCGTGAAGGTGGGCGCCACGCTGGGTGCGGCGACTGCAGTCTCTGCAGCTGGCAACTACACCGTTGAAAGCACGGGCATCCAGGTGCTGGCGGATGCGGCCGACATCCCGGACGGCAGCACGCTGTGGATCACCTATACCCACCTCACGGGCACGGTGGTGCCCATGGCGGGCAACTACCTGATTCGCCCCGAGGGCATCCTGGTGCTGGAGAACGCCCTGGCCATCCAGTCGGGCGACGCCCTCAACGTGGGCTACAGCTTCGGCGCCTACGCGGCGATCGAAGCGCTGACTACCAAGGCGCCCGAGCTGGAACTGCTGTTTGGCGGCCTGAACGAGGCCGACAGCGGCAAGCCGGTGGTGGTGAACATCTGGCGGGCCAGCCAGGGCATCACGAAGGCGCTCTCGCTGATCAACAAGGGCTTTGGCGCCCTGGATGTGGAAGGCACTGTGCTGCAAGACCCGACCAAGACGGGCCCTGGCATCAGCAAGTACTACCGCACCCGCATGACCTGATCCGCCCCACGGCACCACCCACGGGCCGCCCGCCGCACCACCAGGCGGCGCGCGGCCCGCGTCGCTTCCGGCCCTCACACATCAGTCCACACGCATGTCCAACGAGAACCACATCGACTTCACCGTCCGCGTCAAGAACGACGGACTGGGCGAGCTCGCGGCCGACGTCGGCAAGGTCGAGGAAGGTGCCAAGGATCTGAGCACGGCCAGCGCGGCCGCTGGCGATGCGCTCGACCAGCTCGACGCCGGCGCGCGCCAGGCGGGCGAGGGTGTGGATGCGCTGGCAAAGGCGCAGGACGAAGCCGCAGAACAAAGCGCGGAACTGGGTGCCGGTACCGACACGGCGTCCCAGGACGTGGCGGATATGGGGCAGGCCGCGCAGCAGGCCCGTGGGAACGTCGAGCAGCTGGCAGCCGCCGAGTCCCAGGCTGGCGAGGATGCCCGGGCATTGGGCACCAGCACGCAGGCCGCCAGCAAGGGCGTACAGGACGTGGGCCGCGCGGCCGACCAGGCGGGAAGCGAGCTGGCCGACCTGCGCAAGGAGGTGGACGCGAAGACGGCGGCCATCAAGAGCGGGCTGCGGGTCGAGCAAAGCGAGATCGAGCTGCAGCGTCAACACCTGGCTGGCAGCAAGGCCGAGCTGCAGGCCCGGCTGCAGGCGGCCCAGGCAAAGGGTGATGAAGCCGCTGCCACGCGCGCACAAAACGCGCTGCGCCAGGTCGAGTCCGACCAGCTCGCCCTGGTGGCGCGGGCGAAGCGAGCCGAGGCTACGGCCGTCCAGCAAGCCACGGCTGCGCGCCGCGAGGAGCTGGCGGCCGTCGGGCCGCTGACCGCTGCCCAGGCGCAGGAGCTGCAGGCTGCGGAGAACCATGCCCGTGCGCTGCGTGTGGAAGCCGCCGCCGCCGACCAGGCTGCGCAGCGCGCCAAGGAACTGGGTACCGCCCACCGCAACAGCGCGGGCGCTACGGACCAGCTCAGCGCCCGCGTCACGAACCTGACGGGCCTGCTGGGGCAGATGGCCGGCGCATTGGGCGCCGCCTTCACATTCCGCGAGCTGGTGACCGCGGCCGCGCAGATGGAGCAGCTGCGCAGCGGGCTCACAGCAGTGACCCAGGACGCCGCCAAGGCGGGAGAAGAGCTGGAGTTCGTGCGCGTCGTGGCGAACCGCATTGGCGCCGACGTGGCCGAGGTCGGCAAGGCCTTCTTGGGCCTGGCTGCATCGACACGCGGCACCGCCGTGGAGGGTGAGCCGACCCGCCAGGTGTTCGAGGCCGTGGCCACGGCCATGGGCAAGGCGGGCAAGAGCAGCGCGGAGACCTCCAACGCGCTGCAGGCCCTGTCGCAGATGGCCAGCAAGGGCGTGGTGCAGAGCGAAGAGCTGCGCGGTCAGCTGGGCGAAGCGCTGCCCGGTGCGCTGAATGCCGCTGCCAAGGGGCTGGGCATCACGACGGCCGAGCTGATGAAGCTGGTGGAGGAAGGAAAGATCGCGGCCGAGGACTTGTTCCCGGCGCTAACCAGAGGCTTGAATGAACTGTACGGCAGCGCGACGGCAGTAAAGACGCTGACCCAAGAGCTGGCCAACGTCAAGAACGCCGCCACCAGCTTTGCTGAGGGTATTGGAGATGCCGGCGGCATGGCATTGCTCAAGCGCGGAGCACAGGAGGCGCAGGCCGCGTTTGTCGAACTCGAGGCGGGCTTCATCAGCACGGGCAAGACCATCGGTGTGGTGCTGGGGGCGCTCAGAACGCTGGATTTTTCTGGCGTGAAACAGGCTTTCGCCGACATCGAGACCGAGAGCCGGGACAAGCTGGTGAAGGCGGCGCTGAACAACGATCTGCTTAGGCGGTCTATTCAGGAGAGTGGCAACGAAGCATTGAAATCTGCGCTGGCGCAGCAGCAGGCCGGTGCCGCCACGGCAGCGGCGGGCACGGCCGCTGCACAGTCCGCCGACAACTGGGTGCGCCTGAACAACGGCTACCGCCTGGTGCTCGACAGCGTGCGCGAGCAGATCGCCCAGGCCGAGAAGAGCGTGATCGCTCGCGATGCCGAAGGCAAGGCTGCAGTAGCGCTGGCGCAAGCGTTCGGCACCGAAAAAGAGCAGCGCGCCGCCCAGGCCAAGGCCACAGAGGCCAATGCCCTGGCGCTTGCCCAGGTTGCGCAGCAGCGCCTCACCGAACTCAACACATTGCAGGCGCAGCTCGAAAGCCTGAAAGCTGAAGGTGCCGCCCAAGGCAAGTTGTCCGAGGAGCGCCAAAAACAGCTTGCGGAGCTGGAAAAGCTGATCGCGCTGCGCAAGCAGGAAACCGACAAGGCCGTTGCGCAGGCGGGCGCCAGCAAGATTGCTGCGGAACATGCAATGGCGGAGGCGCAGGCCTACGCTGACAACAGCGGGCGCTTGGGTGAACTGAAGGAGGCTTACCTCCAGACAGAAAAAAGCGTGGTCGCACTCCGTGCTGCGCGAGAGGCTGGACTCGCGACGGCAGAGCAAGTGGCGGAGGCCGAGCGCAAGGCTGGTGCTGCCGCTTTGCTGTACCGCGACGCTCTCGCCGATCAAGCACGGGCAATCACGGCAGCCAAGAATCTGCAGTTGGTCGAGCTTGATGCCAAGTCTGCAGGCATCCGCCTAGCGGTGGAGCAGCAGCGTGTGATTTATGAAGTCGCTAAGGCGCGAGGCGATGAATCAACAGCCATGGCTGCGCAGAACGAAATGCGCAAGCTCGAAGTCCAGTTGCTGGAACTGACCGCCCAGGCCAAGAAAGCCGAGGCCGATGCCGCGCTTGAAATGGCCAAAGTAAGAAAAGAAGAAGCAATCGCCAGCGATGAGTACACAGGAGCGAAAAAACTTGAGATTGATGCTGCGCTGAAAGCCGCCGAGGTCAAACGCAAGGAAGCCGAAATTGCCAAAGTTGCCGCAGCTGGCGCACGCGAACTAGCAGAGGCCACGTCGCAAGCTACTACAGCATCGCAAAAGGCAGGGGACAGTGCCGAGGACGCTGGACGGAAAACTCAGAAATCGGCCGAAGCTGCCACCCAGTCGGTGGACAGCTTAGTAAGCATGTGGTGGACCGGCACGAATGCTGCGAGCAAGTACGCCCAGGCTGTGAACAAGGCCATGTGGGAGACCGTGCGCTTCGCCCCACAGACAGATGCGAGCTTCGCGGCCATGAGCGCCCAGGCCAACAAGATGATCGAAACCCTGGAGGGCATCGACGCCGCCCAGCGCAAGCTGCAGCAGTCCGCCCAGGGCAACGATGCGGCACTGGCCGACCTGCGCATGCGACTGCTCGAAATCGACGGCACAGAAGAGGAGATCGCCGCCGCGAAGGCCGAGCGCGAGCGCAACCAGATCGAGCTGGAGCTGCAGCGCCTGCAGCTCGAAATGGAGCGTGCGCGCGTCTGGAAAGACAACGCCAAGCTGGCCGAGCTGGACAAGGAAATCGCCAAGCAAAAGGAAATGCTCGCGTTGCTCGGTCAGATCCATGAGAAGGAGCGGGACAAGCGCAAGAAAGAAGAAGACGAGCGGGCCCAGGCGGAGCGCGAACAGAACACGCAGACCCACAGCGAGCGCATGGGCCAGATCGACACCGAGGCGGGCGCGCGCCAGACCGCCATCGAGGAAGCTGCAGATGCCGAGCGCCAGGCCGCCGAAGACGCCCTGCGCGCGCGCCAGAAGGCCGACGACGAGGCCCTCAAACAGCGCCGCGCGGCAGAGGACAAGGCCGCCAAGGAGCGCCTCGATGCGCAAAAAAAGGCCCTGGACGATGCCGAGGCTGCCCGCCAGGCGCGCGAGGCCGCCGCCGCCGAAGCGCTCGCCGCGCGCCGCAAGGCCGAAGACGAGCGCGCCGCCCGCGCCGAGGCCGCCCGCAAGGCCCGCGAGGCGCAGGAGCGCGCCGCCGCAGCGGCCGCCGCGCAGCAGCAGGAGCAGCAGCGCCAGGCGCGCGAGGCCGCACAGCAGGACAAGCCGGGCAACCGCAGCCAGGCCGAGCTGACCGCGCAGGAGCGCCAGCGCGCCGCCGTGCTGGCTGCGCAGCAAAAGCAAGCCGACGAACAGGCCCGCCTGGACGCCGAGCGCGCAGAGGCCGCCGCAGCAGCCCGCGCCAAGCGACTGGCCGACGAGCGCGCCGCCGAAGACAAGGCCACAGCGGCGCGCGAGAAAGCCGCCCAGGAGGCACACCAGAAGCGCCTGCGGGAACTGGATGAAGCCGAGCAGCAGCGCCAGGCGCGCGTGCAGATCGAGCGCGAGCGCGAAGACGCCAGCGCGGCGGCCCAGCGTGAGCGCGAGGAGGCACTGCTCAAGGCCATGCAGGACGTGGCTGCCGCCGTGGTCGCCGTGGCGCAGGGCACGGTCGCCGCAGGGCTGCCAGGCAAGGGCGCGGACACGGGCGGGGGCGGGGACAGGACGGCGGGCGGCTCCGGCTCGGGTGGCTCTGGCATCAGCACGGGTACTGGCACCGGCGCGCCAGGCCATGCGCCGGTGCAGGTGCCCCACCAGCCCGCCGCGCCCATCGCCATCTCCTACATCACCTTGCCTGGCGGCAAGACAGAGCGGATCGGCTTTGACAGCGCCGCCAGCCAGGCCAAGGCCACGGACTTGCTGCGCCAGTTGGCTGCAGCACGGGGGACGGCGCTGTGATCGCCCTGACCTACACCGCGCCGGGCAGCGCTCCCGTGACGATTGACCTGGGCGAGCGCCTGCTGTGGACGGACGAATACGACTGGAGCGCCGCCGAGACCGAGACCGCCTACAGCACCACCGG